TGCCCGAGGTGGTAGGTGGTGCTGTTTGTAATACTATGCTGCCAGAACCACCGGTGCCTGTGCCATTACCCGCTGCAATAGTAAAGTTGGGGCCAGCAGTATCACCAAGACTTCCTACATTTGCTGTACGGATAATTTTTCCTGTAGCAGCTGCGGTTCCTTCGTCACTACCAATAATAATATTGCCATCACTAAGAATACGAAGCTGTTCACGTATACCAGTTGATAACGCCGGTATGGTGCTAAATGATAAAGCTCCCGGGGCGCTAGTTGTAGAGACTGCCCCCGCTGATATGCCGCGAATACTTGCAACAGGTCTAAATTTAGCGCCGTCCGCAGCAGAAAAATTAACTGTGCCTAATAGGGTGTCCGTTGGAACTGCTGTAAAAGTTCCTATTTGGCCTGTACTATACGCTCTTGCTAGTTCTAATGACGCAGCGGTAAATGAGGATACTGCGCTAGTACTAAATACCGCGACCCCAATCGCAGCGCCGTTAGCGTCGGTGCCAAGTTCTTGTATGCGTGGGGTTAATACGTTAGCAGAAAATGCAGATAGCGGGGCTGTGTACCCAGTAACAATTTGTCCGGCGTTATCTATTATGAAGGGGGTAGTGTCTGGGTTAGTAGCATCGTCTACTTGAAAAGCATTTCCACTACCGGTTTGAGTTACACGTAGCGCAGGAATTGTGCTTGAGCCGTCAATAATAACACCGGCACCAACAGCGCCATTTACGGTTACTGCATCGTCTGTGATAAGTGCATTACCCGATATAGCGGTAGCAGGTGCTGTTGCAGTAACAGTAAAGTTGGTAGATGACGCTGTAGCGACCGTGTAAGAACCTGAAGGGAAAGTGCCAGAAGTAGTAGCGATATAGACTACCGTTGTTCCACCTACATACGTGTTAGCAACTGTGAAGGTAGCCGTAGTGCTACCACTGCCTTGAGCATAAGACGCTGATAAACGTGTATTACCAAAAGTGGTATTACCTACAAAATTAGTGGTACCACCTACCGTTAAATCGTTAGCAATGTAATCAAACTGCCCGACAACATTAGTACCGTCTGAACGTACAAGAACAGTTTTACCTGTTGGGATGACTATAGTAGTCCCACCCGCCGAAGTAGAGCTATTAACCCCCGTAGCGTTGCGCAGCGTCATGGTGTAGGCGCTGTTGTTTTTAACTACATAGAGCTTTGGTACGGGTGGGATGTAGGCCGTAAAGTCCGCAGTTATTGTTCCATTTACTGACACAACTACCGCAGCACAGCGAGCTACGTCGGAAACCCCATCTGTAGCTACAAACCAAGGCGCGGCAGAAGTAAGTGTTGCTGTAGCCGTTTTAGCAACCGCTTCTTCGATTAATGTACCAAGATTGTTATTTGTGGTTGTACCCCAGTAACCGGATTGCTCGCCGTTAGCAATAAGCTCGATACGTAAGTCGGGGGAGTAGGTAGATGCCATGATGTATCCTTAACTAAGGTATAGTGCGCGTTCGTCTTTACGGCGGTTCTCGAGTCCTCTTAAGACTTTACCACCGGCTTTGCAATACTTTAAAAATTCTTCGGCGGCTCCTGCATGGTCGCCCCGGTTGTGTTTCTGTCGCAGTGTGCTGCGTTGTAGAGTACCTAAACCTACGTTAAAACTAAAGCTTACAAGAGCGTCAAGCCAGCTTTGATTATTAATAGCGCTAGGGCAATAACGCAAAACTCCCGCAACAAAACGATTAAGGTCTTTTGCAAGTATGGCATCTACTTCCTCCATTGTAAATACACGGTTATCTTCCGGTCTAATTGGGTATTTAAGCCGGTCTTCCATAGGCAATTTAGCTTGCTCTGGATAAAGTACATGTCCGACGCCGACTGTGTGCAGGGCAGCAGGGCACCGGTAAGGTTTAGTTCTCACACCTTCGTGATGGGCGATGCACTCAAGTGCTTTTTTACTTAATGGCATTTCTGCACCTATCAAAATGCCACCTTTGCATTGACCCTTCACCACCAACTTTATTGCAATGAGGACAAACTATTTGTTTTCTAATTGAACCTTTTGGAATTCGGCTAGGCTTACCGCGCATAGCAGCAGAAAGATTCTTTCGATGTGTTTCAGAAAAAATTACTTTTTTACCAAACATTGGGTTTTTATCGCCCTGTTTTGCAGCCGCTATATTGGCGCAATATTCAGTAGAACGAACTTTTCCTTTTGGTGATGGCGGTATATTTCCACCTTTTGCTATATTCCACCCCATATTTGGAAATGGGCGTAACATGCGTTCAACCCATTCCGCTGTTTCTCTATCCAATCCAGAAGCAATAATAGATTTTTGTACTGTATCACCGTACCTTGCCAAAGCAAAACGTAAATGGGCATTGGATTTTTTACGTTTCCAACTATGCTGCGACATGCGCAACTCGTAATTAGTAGTAATACCAATATACCCAGTGTTTAAACTAGGTTCAGTATGTATGTGATATACGGTATACGTCATTTGCTAAACGCTCTACCACCAAAATGAAAACTAAGGATAGCAGCAAACAAAGCCTGAGTCTCGTCATCCCATAACTGATTAGCTAATGTATTAAAGTCCACACCGCTTGTTATACCCTTGTAAGCCAAAGTCGCATCAATGGCAACCAACAAGAAAAAGAAACCGTACGTAATTACGGGGCGCACAGATGCGCGTAAGTCTTTCATCCATGTAGAAGTGCCTTCAGAGAGCGACGTATCATGGGCATAGATTGCATTCATCTCCGCTTTTTGTGCGTCGATTAGCGAGACTTTCTCCGCAGATTGTGTCTGGGTCTTAATCTCGTCCAATTTAATTTCTTCAATGTGTTGCTGTGCAACATAACCAGCGTTAATTAACTGCATCTCGCGGTCTATCTGCAACTGCGCAAGTTCATACTCGTGTTTTTTGTCTGACTTATCTTGGAAAAAATCGAGTATTTTGGGTAAGCCACCCATCAAGAATGATAGAAACGTTGAAATTAGTGTAAGCATTATTCCTGTACTCCTAGTAGTATTTTGGCGCGTAACTCACGCATTTTCTTTATTTCTTCCATCGCTGCAACAGTTGCATTATTCATATCAACGTACATCATCCCCATCACAGGGAGCGCTATTATCAGCACAATACACATGACCACCAAGGAGACGAGAAATGATATTGGTACGTCTGACTCGTTCTTATTAGGATCATTAGGCATAGAAACCACAACGTTATGAACAGCACCGCGAGCACTGAGGTTAGCTGCTCCTTGATCTTTCTTTTTAAACTTGCCCGTCGCCATGCTGCCACCTGTTGTTTTAGCACCTCTTGTCTCTGCGCCTCAGCGCGTTCGGCTTTAACCCTGTCACGCATTACTTCAAATTCTGACCAAATAGCGCCCAGTTGTGGCGGCGCTTGGTAAACCAACATCTCTCGCAGCTCAGTTTCAAGACGCTGCATTTCTTTCTGTGCTAATACTCGGTTAAATGCTTCCTGATTCAACGACAATTCAGGGTTGCGTACTTTCTTAGCTTTTAACTCTTCTTCGTGAACATGCTTTTCCAACTGCTCATGCGATTTAAAGAAATTTCCCAGATGGCTACTAAGGTCAGCAACCACATCTTTGGCTTGACCATACGCATCCACCAACTCCATACCTTGAGCTTTGTAACTCTGATATAACTCACAGCCTTTTCGTATAGCGGCAGCAGCAGTTTTCGCAGCGGCAAGGATGGTGATGGGATCAATTTTTTAGCCTACCAATTCGTCAGCAACCATGTCTGCTTTTTGTTCTGGCACTTGTGACTGTGCTTGTGTGCGCACTTTTGTAATTAAGTCAACAACTTGTATAAAAGGTCTATCGCCTAGCGCACCTAGAACATGATTAACTTCATCCAAAGTTAGCGTTAGTTTAATGTCACTCATTTATTTCTCCGTTAGTTTCCGCTATCAAGGCTAGCAGTTTGCCTTTAAGCCCAAGGAAGTCCTTTGTACCCTGTAGTTGCTGGAGCCTGTAGTTGGGCTACCATATCTTCGTAATAAGCAACACCAGAGTTAGTTAAAGCAGACTTAACCCATTCAATTACAGCACTCTCAGTAAGTTCGTTGTACGGCAAGAAAGTGCCATCTACATAAGGAATTTCAACCTTACCATTAAGCAAATCATCTACAGAAAACTCGATTTCATTAACTACGTTTTGTCTGCCATTTTGGTCTAAAACGCATTTCATATTAGTAATTTTCCAAGTAGCCATATCTCACCTATTAAGCAAACGCACCAGTATTGGCTGCGGGTAAACGTGTAAGTTTGTAGTAACTACCTGCTAGTGGAGTTACCGTTCCTGCTCCGCTAGACGTTATTTGAATATTAAATGTTCCACCTGTTGTTGAATTGGCTTGGAACATAGAACGTAAAGTAAACGCATGGTTAGCGCCATTAGTTAATGAACCCGTGGCAGGTAATGCTCCCGCAGTAGCCGTGGACTTTGCAATAGCTGCTGTTACTGCGCTACCTACCGTAGCAATACCGCCAACAGGAGTTCCAACGTAATTAGCATTATTGTTTGTAGGCCCATTGCTGAACGTCATAGTAAACGTAGCTGTACCAGCAGTAGTTTTTGTAAAGTACAAATACGCTTCAACTTCATAATAAACACCGGCGTCTAAATTCATGCCGGATGTAGCACCAAAAAAGTTAGCAATAGCAGGACCAAAAGCAGTAACGTCAGCAGCTAAACGGAAATAGTGAATAGACGCAAGGTATCCGCGACCGTCTGTTGTGTCATCAGTAGTATAAAATGCCGTGCCATCAAACTCCATTGCGCCTTCTACTGGAGTGGTCAATAACGTACCCGCCGTAAAATCAATTGGGGCTAACGAGGCAGTACCCGCTGCTAACAACAAGTTAGTAATTGTCGGGCTACCAGTTAAAGCAACCGCACCAGAGAAAGTCGGTGTTCCTGTAAACGTACCACTTAATGCGCCGCCGCTATTTAACGTAGTTGCACCACCAAAAAACGCAGCACCAGCGTTAATATAAAGCGAATACGCATTAGTAATTGTTACGTTAGTTCCGGCAGTTGGGGCTGCTGCAATATATAGCGTTGCTCCATTTGTTACTGTTTGTGCTGCTGTTGTCGCTGCAAAAGTTGGTTGAGCAAAACTACTTGCTGCAACAGTTCCTGTTAAGCCAGCACTTGATGTATACGTACCCGCAGCAATGTTAATAGCAGGGCCAGTAGTTGTCCATGCAGTGCGCGAAACTGCTCCGCTTACGGTAAGTTTATTACCAGTGGTATTAGAAAATGTGGCTCCACCGCTTTGTGTAGTCGCACCGGAGAATGTAGGCGTTCCGCTAAACGTGCCAGTTAATGCTGCGCCATTGCTTATTGACGGGGTTCCGCTTAATACAATTGCACCAGAAAATGTAGGTGTTCCAGTAAACGTGCCGCTTAGGGCTGCCCCCGTACTAATGGATGGTGTGCCACTTAATACAACTGCGCCAGAGAATGTAGGTGTGCCAGTAATCGTCCCACTAAACGCGCCACCATTAGCCAACGTAACTGAACTACCAAAATATGAAGTGCCTGAGTTTACATATAACGCATACCCATTAGTAATTTGCGTAAACCCGTCATAAGGGATTGGGTTGCCTTCAATGTACAGCGTAGTCCCAATACCTACAATATAAGTTTCATCATTATTAGCATCAAGTTTAAATGTAGATGATTTTAATGAGTTTGCATTAAGTTGTACAAAATTATTATTTGAAACATAAGTGCCACCAGCGTTAAAAAAACCAAAAGCATTTGTTGCGCTAGGGGTAAATAGGGAAAAAGGATTGCCGGTTGGGTCAATTTTAAGTAGCGCTTCACTTACGCTAATATTTGTACCAACACCTAAGCCCCCAGCAGCAGAAAGAGTCAACATTGGACTACTATTAGCGGAGAAACCTAACACAGTAGCTGCTTTTTTAAACACCCCATAGGTCGGGACAGTAGTGCCTGTAGGTATAAAACTAGCCGCCGTGGTGGTTCCAGTAGTAGTTAGGTTAGTGCCGTTAAAAGTCAACGCCGAGCTAGTGGCTAATGCTGTTGTACTAGATGCGTAAGTAATACCATTGGCTGTAAACGCTGCTTGGCTAACATTAATGTTTGCGCTTGTACCATCAAGATAAAGAGCACGAGATGATGGATACGTTAAGAATACGTTTACTGTGCCTGAAAAAGTAACAGCAGACCCAGCGTTGCTGGATGAAAGAATAGTTGTGCGTGTTAGTGTAGGGCCAGTAGTTGAGTACGTACCAAGACCTGCCTCCCAGTTACCAGACGTATCGGTAGCTGCGTAATATGTAGTGTTAGTATCCCCAACCACCGAAAAAGACTGATAGCCCGCAACAGCGCCAGCAAGCGTAAAACTAATGGTTGTATTAGCCGTGCCTGTTTCTTGAACTCGGTCTTTTAAAACTAACGCCATAACTACTCCGTATCTATATCAGTCCAGCTTGGGTTTAGCGCGGTATTTATTACTCCCCACCCCGGGGTTGTGCTGCTGTTTATGTTGCTCCAGTTGGCGTCTTTGCTGGTATTTATAGTAACCCACCCCGGGGTTGTGCTGCTGTTTATGTTGCTCCAGTTGGCGTCTTTGCTGGTATTTATAGTAACCCACCCACGAACAATGCTTACATCAAGTATTGTAAAGTTTTCACTAAGCGCCGCTGCAAACTGTGCGGTTATATCTTCTATATCTACTACGTTTACGTCTTCTGCTATGGTAAAGAATATAGTAAGTACTACTGTTGCGGTATCCGCAACGCCTACGTTTTCGATTGGGTTATCAAAAAACGCGATACCAATTTCTATCGGGTCGTCTAACGCAAGATTCTCAGCCAGACTTGCCAAAAACTGTGCGGCTATTGTACGTACATCGTCTGCTGTAAAATTTTCAGAAAGACTTAAACTATACCCTTGACTGATTGCCAATACATCAGCTAACGCACTATCCTCTGCTATAGACTGCAAAAACGCCGAGGCTTGCGCACTACTATCGCCCAACGCACTATTTTCTGCTAGCGATTGTAAAAACGCCGAAGCTTGCGAGCTACTATCTGCCAGAGATACGCTTTCGGTAATCGAGTCTGAGAAATTGTTCCCTCCCCCTATTACTAAAAGCGCAGCAAACGGCGTAGCTGCAAACGCCGACGTACCAAACATTACGAGGTAGCAGTTGTGCTATAAGTTACGGCAACCGTGTCACCAACCGTCGTGGTTTTAGCTGTCGCAAAGTTACCAGCAGAATACAGCGTACCCGCCGTGCTTAATTGTGTAGATACCGCGCCAGTACCAGTAGCCAAGAAACAACCCGCAACCGTGCCACCCGCACCTGTGATGGTGTAAGTAATTGATGTAGCAGCGCAAGTAGTTACGTTCGATGGGGTTGTGCCTGTTGAACTAGCCGCAGAAAACACCGCCGTACCACGCACTGCCGAGCCAGTAACTGTGTAAGCAGTAAATTCATTCGCAGTAGTAATCGACATCGTATCCGCAGCGGCAGCGGTGTAACCTGACTTCAGAAGTCCAAGAAACGGGCCAACAGTTGTATAGGTACCAGACGTACGCAAAAGCGTATCAAACATCAACTGTTTACCAACAGCCATAACTAAATTAGGAAATTCTTCTTCCCATTTGATATTGCCATCTTTGTCGCGGCAGACAACGTGATAGTGGCCTTCAATACCCACAGTTTCTGGAGTAAGGTTTCCTTGTGCTTGCATTGTGGCTACGGCGTTATCTCCGAAGCTTCCAAATTCTTTTTGCATAATGACCTCTAAGGTAAACGAATTAAAGCAGTTGTTGCAGAATTGACCGGCATAGCTACCGTATTGTTAACCGCATTAAACGACTTGTCTGCACCAAAATCCAATACTAATATGGACTTATTGCTGCTACTTGTGTTGTATATCAACGCCCCACGGGCGATAAAGCTCGCACCGGGCCAAGACACATTATTAAAGTTCACGTACACGACACCAGTGTCCACATCAGTATTTATCGTAGCTCCCGTCACCACAACCCCACCAGCCGTGTAGCCTGTACCTGTCACTTCGTTGTCGGTTGTGTAGGCGGTAGTTGTTGGGCCAATCGATGCGAAAGACGTATATAACGACATGTAAAGAGTGCCCGTAATAATATTCTGACCTGCTTGTAGCATGTCGTTTTTAAAGCTATTGGTCAGACCTTGCCGAATAGCCATTACGGAGCCACCTTCATTTTAAACTGCGTATCACGGTATGTATCACCTTGCTCAAGACCTGCGCCCAGACGAACAAGTTGTTGTACTGCCTCTTTGTATTTTGTATCGTAGTACGCCATCATGTCCTGTTCACCCTTCATGAAGATATACGCTTCAACTAAAGAGCCATAAAGCAAGACAGGATCGTAGTTATCGCCAACCCATGAAGTACCCGCAGTAACTATAGACTCTGGGTAGTAATAGTAGTGAAGCTCTACGTCGTAGTTAGCATCAGGGGTCGGGCCGAGAATAAAGCTAAGTTCCGTTGTGATAGCGCCAGATGCTACCGTTGGGCCAAATAAAGAATAGTACTCTGGGATACCTGTGGCGGTTGCATTTGGATACGCCGAACGTATAAAACTAACATCCTTGTTGAGCAAATACTGCTGACTACCTGTTGCGTCAATTACAGATAAAGAAAGCACAGATAAAAAATCAGTAGGGCATGACAAATATTTATTGCTGCTTGTCGTTACCCCTGTAACGTTTCTACGCAGTGCTGGGAGCAGTACAGTGTTGTACAGTCGTTCTTCCGCCTGTTGTACAAACGTGGGTATATTAGCTACGAAAGTAGTCTCGTAGTTCTGTGTGTAGTCCTGTATCGCTGTAGATAACGCCGCGTAGTTCATTGTAAACTTATTCCTAGCCTACTGTTAACTTAAGCCATCGGGCCACGAGCCATTACACCTTTAGTAGCCGCGCCTGTACCACGGATTTTAATCTCACCGTTTTTATTGATCTGAGTAGATGCTGGATCACCCATACTTACACGACGCGCTGGCATACCGCCCGGAGTAGACTCCTTGGCATTCATAGTATTAGGATCAGTCTGGTACTTACCTATTTTACTTGCGTCCATTTTCTCACCCTTCATAGTGTGCGGTGCAGCATACACAGGGGCTTGGCCTACTTCTTTGCCTTTAACTTTCTGTGAAAACTTAGCCATTATCGACTCCGTTGGTTATTGGCGCGGGACATATTACGACCCATAGTTTTACGATCCATTGATGTAGGTCCACCTTTTTTCAACGCAATCTTAGTTTTCTTGCCGCCGTGCTGTTGGGTATCGTGCTGCCCGATAGCTTTTTTAATCATAGCTTTATCTTGTTTCTTGTCCATCTTCATGTCTTGTTTTGCGTCATCGTGTTTCATATCTACTCCTACGAGATTGTCACACTGCCTACGGCAGTTGGTGACGTTAAATAATTGGGCGTTAACCCAGCATCGAAAGAACCCGCACCGCCAACAGGTGCCCAACCCCACTGAAACACTCGACTACCACCACTTGGGTCGCCATTTGACTCTTCAGACGAACTTGGCGTATTAGTTATCTGCAACCCAGAATACCCAGATTGTAAGTAGCTAACGTCCGGCCTCGGTTCCCGTACAGCTTGTGGGTCGTTAACAGGATATAGCCCTAATGATAACTGAGGTTGATCCGGTTCCCAACAGTTTTTACAAACTTTAATCGATACCGTTTTGGTCTTGATTGTCAGCTTGCGTAGTTCTTTCAACATGTACCTAAAGCCACAGCGGTCACATTCCGCAATTGACTTTTTACCGGCAGAATATTTACTTGGCATACATCACCTGTAAAACGTAATACGCGGCACAAATCTATCCGGCGCTTTTTCCCTATCCTCGGCTGTCGCAAAGCTCCAAGCCTCATCATACTGTGCTTTAAGCATTGCTATTCTATCCATCGGCACATCCATCTTTTTGGCAGCAATCATATACGCCAAGCCAGCTACGAGTGCGTTTTGGAAACGGAATGGTATATCTTCAACATTAGCACCTGTCCCAGCATCCACCATACGACGCAAACGCCAGTAAACAAAGTAATAGTACGGCTGGGCTACCGTGCCTTGGTCTGGTGAAGGCCATACATTAATCTGTGGCGCTTGGGGTGTAGCACCTAGTGCATCTGTAGTCTGCCCGGAACGGCGGTTTATCCACACCTGAATCGGACGGCCTTGTGTTAATTTGTTTGGTATAGTCGAGTACGTTGATACGCTAATTCTACTGATGTTTATATCTACTTGGTTACTAATTTGCCCGGGGTTAGTACGTATAACATGCTCAAGAAGATCAATAGTATCCAAAGGCAAATCGTAAATATACTGCCCTTGTATTAGTGGAATCTGCCCTTGCTCAATCGTCCACAGGTTAATACCACGGTTTGCCCATTCTGTAGTCAGGAAGTTTAAACTACGTCGTGCAGTACGAAAGTCGTAACCAGTCCGCAACTCCAAGCCGCAACGCTCAAACGCCTCTTCCATCAACTCATTGAGGTTTGGGTTAAACGTAGTTACGCTTGTGGTTACAGCCATTACCTATACCCCGCTGTTTTTTTAGCTACGCCCTTGGGCTGTTTAACAAACTGCTTTCCTGCTGCTTTCCCTACCCGCTTTGCCTTCGTTGTGGCGGCATACTCGGCTGGGCTTAGTGCCTTGATTGCCTTTTCCGGGAGATACCGCTCTCCTGTCTTTGACGATGGCTTTCCGCTTTTGGTTGTCCATTTCTGGTCACCCCAGTCTTTCAAACTTTGTTGCGGTTTTTTCACTTGTAACCGCCGCCCTTGGACTTGTAGTTCTTTGCTAAGAGTTGTGCTTTTCTCGCGCTCCAAAGACCTGCACCTGTGCCTTGTACTGCACGAGCCTTGATGCTTTCAAACATAGACTTACGCATTCCGGGCTTGGTGTAGTTACCGGCGGCGTTTACTCCCGACTTAGTTTTGCCGCCTTCTTTGTACATCTTCACGGGTTCATCGCCATCCTTCTTCTTGATGGTTTTGAGTTTAGCTGGGTTAACGTCACCCATACCGCGTGAGGGCATCATTAGCAAACCTTGCCGCCTTTGTTCATGCCCTTGTTACCAGCCATGACGATTTGTTTACCTTTGGTTTTGCCTTTTTCAGCAATACCATCACGGCTAGGAGCGCCAGTTTTAACTTTACCCATTGATGTTGCACCGCCGCCAGCCATCTTCTTTGCTGGTTTACCAGCCATTTCTTTTTTCTTAGCGATCATTTCCATGAACGGATTTGCTTTTGCCATATCACCACCCTGTTTAAAAGTTTTGCCTTTGTCGGCAGTTGAAAAATCTTTACCCACAGACTGCTTGACTCCAACTTTTTTAGCAAAGGAAGGATTGTGGGCAACTGCTTCCATAAAGTTGTGCTGCTTTTTACTAGTGCTAGGCATTAGCACATTTTACCGCGAGTCTTACCACGCTGAGCGATACCATCACCACGGGACGAAGCAGAAGAAACCTTGCCGCCTTTTTTCATACCAAAGTTTTCTAAATTAGAACCTACATTACGATGGATGCGGTCTACTCGTGCTTGTCGTGCAGATTCCTGCATACCGGTACCCGCTGGGCGTTTTTTAAACTCATCTGCTAAATGATCGCTAACTGTTTCTTTAACGGGTGCTTTAGGTTCAGGGCGTGGTGTAGAATCGCCGCGACGAGTAAGGCCTTGCTGTTTGTTTAAATAGTCACGTAGGCTAAGACCTGATTTCTCAAGTTGCTCTTTCGTAACATTTGCTTTAGGGGTAGATGTTCGGGTTGGGCCGGAGTCTTGAGTTTTTAAAACTTCGCGGTCACGCTCAAATGTATCCTCACCACCCGGAGTTTTACCAAACTTAGTTACGATACCTGATTTTGCATCGTCGTCGGCTTCCCCGCCTACTGAATACCGTTTAGTTTTTTTCATGATCATCCTTCTTAATATTAATTAATTGAGCAAAGGTTTTGCCGGTAACCATCTCAGCTATGCGCATCAACGTCCAAATGGCGGCGATTAATCCAAACAGAGGGGAGAGTAAGTTAAGAAAAGACAAGAACCCTACCCCAGCGGATAACACATCTAGTGATTGCTTTGCAACGTCGTGGTTTTCCATGTCAGCATTTCCATGCACGTAGAGATTTGTTAATACGGCTGTTCGGATCGTTCGCGGTTTTGGGCGAAGTGAGTTTCTTTTTCATCCCTTCCATTCTGGAACAGAACGACTTTTTCCTTGACCCGCCCTCTGGCTGGGGGGCTTTCAGCCCCGGCTTCCCCGGATTCGCAGCGTTGTAAGAGGCGCG